GGCGCGATTCAAGTACGGAATCGACTTACTCCACTGCTCGCAGACAAACTTAGAGGCACTGCCCTCGCCAGGTGGTGTGAAGTCAAAGCTGGCATAGTCCGCAGCTCGTGCATCCAAGAACGTTTCGATCGTGTCGGCATCAGTCTCTGACACCTCAAACGTCAAATTGAAAACCTTGGGGTTTTGGTTAATGCCATACGTCAGCCTGGCCTCATAGCCATCACCAAACTGCACCTTACGAATGTTTGGTGCGCTGCTCTTTTGCAGCCCATACGTTGGTGTAATTGAAGGGAAGGTGGCCATTAGCTTGCGAGGAGACCGCCAGGACGTTTTTGCTTGACCAGTTCTTGCTGCACAGCAATGCCGATTGCCTTGCCAAGTTGCTGGGCTTGATCAGCGCTGCCTTCGACAGACGAACCAGAAGCATCCACGTTCACCACAATGTTAGTAGCTCCCGCTCCACCGCCCAGCGCTTCAACACCAAGACGACCGCTAGGGCCTCTGCGCAAAGGCATGATCGCTTCTGGCCCAGCCTCACCCATGAGACCAGTGCCATTCGCAAATGGGAACAAAGTTGGCTTGTTGACTACACCACCTTTGGCAAAGGGAATAACTCCGTTTCGACCGAATGCGTTGCCATTCGCAGTCGGAGTGAGACCGTCAGTAGGTATTACAAAGCCAGTGCCATCACCACCGCCGCCGCCCAAATTGGGCGAGAAGAAACTCATAAACAGCTTCACTGCTTGCATCTTGAGCTGAGCTGCAATCATTTGTGCAGCCATATCAATAAAGTGATCCGCTGTGCGCTGGAACAGGTTGGCCAACGCTTCACGAGCACTCATGCTGCCGGTAACAATGCCCTTAAATGACTCGCTAAACGCTCCACCAAGCGTTTCGGCAAGGCTAATTACCTGATTTACTGGATCCATCAAGTCATTTAGCTGCCCCTGGAGCTTGTCTAAATACTCCTGCAGGCGCTCACGATCGCTCTTTGGTGCTAGTGCTTCAATAATTGCGCCTTCAGCACCCTCTCTCTTGCCCTCAAGACCTGCAATCTTGCGCTCAATTTCTTCTAATGCTGCTACCTGATCCTTAAGAGCCTCTTCTGTTGCACCCTCCGCTTTGGCTTTTGCGATGGAAGCCTTAAGGCTTAGAACTTCAACATCAAGCCTTTCGATTAGCTTGTCGTAGGTCCGATCCAGTTGCAGCAGTTGCTTTTGAAGCTCAATAGCCTGTTTAGCCGCAGCAGGCGTGCTGCCTTCCTGAATTAAACGTGAATACTCTTTCTCAAAAGCAACTTTGTCTTTGTTCTTGTTAATAATGCTGTCTAGCTGATTATTGGCTTCATTAAACGCCCTAGTCGTGCTGGTTATCTCCCTGTCAACTGCATCAATTCTTCGCTGAATAGCTTTTTGCGCTTTTTCGTCGGCAGCATTTTGCTTTCTGCTGGCGGCCTCTTGCACGCTTGCGCGACGATTAGCCAGCTCAAGCAATTCGTTATCGCGCTCTAACACTGCTTGCTCAAGCTGTTCCGTAAGAGCCTCTTGACTTAGTTTTACGGTGGCCTCTTTTTGGGTTTGCAAGATCTTATCGACCTTGGCTCGCATCTTTTCGTTAATTAGAATCGTTTCTGCATTGAAAACCTCTTTATTTAACAAATCACCGTTATTTTTTAAAATAACGCTTCGCGCTTCTAGCTCTGCTCTGCTTCCGCGAAGAGACTCCAGTTGCTTGTCTGAAACTTTTGCTGTTAGCTCAGCCTGCTGCAGCCCTAGCTCTCTTGCTTCGTTGGCACGCTGCAGAAGAATAATTTGATCTTCTATGCTTCTAACGGTGCCGATTTGAGCCGCTGCTATATCAGGCGCAAACTCTGCTAAGAAAGGACTAACCTTGCCCTGCGCCTCTTGACGCTGCTTCATTAATTTTTGGATTTCTGGATCGCCGCTTCTTTGCGCTCCAATAAGCAGCCTGGACCTTTCTGTTAAGTTTGCAGCCCCCCGAAGAAAACCTGATTGATTTATCAGGTCTGCAATACCGGCCAAAACTATGCTTGTAAATTTGTTAAATTCATTGCCCGCTTCAACCATGTCAGAGTTAAAGGTGGTTAAAGCATTTACACCATCTATTCCAACAACAGTTGCTAGCCGGTTTGTAGCAAACTCTAACGCCTCTTTAGCACCTGCTTCTTCTTCATAAGCAGCAAGAAGTTGTCCAAATTCTGTATTGGACTCACCAGCGGCTGCAGCAACAGCCTCAATGTCTGCAGTTAAAGGATTTAGGGCTGCCCCCAACTCAGACGCTTTGGTCGCAAATTGATCAATTAGTGAACCCAGCTGCGTTCCAATCAAAGACAGGCCAAATCCAAACTCGCCGCCAATCATTCCTCCGCCAAAACCGCCAATAAGACCGCCACCTGCAGCTCCCAAACCCTGACCAAACAGCAAGGGAAAAGCTCCGCCAATAAGCGCACTACTTGAGGCGGATCTCAACCGTTGTGCCCGGTCAGCTGCACGCAAAGCAGCAGGGCTACCTGGAATGCCTACCGCTCCACCAATCGGGCTGGTTTGGCCGGTGAGTCTTGTTGCTTCACTTCTGTCTCTAGTTGACTGAGCAAGTCGTCTATCAAAGTCATCTGCAGCCTTTTGATTAAGGCGCATAGCATTACTGAATATCTCCTGCTGCGCGTCCATTTCGCGCTTGATTCTTTCTTGCAGTAAATCTATTTCTGTGTTGTGTAGCTTGCGAGCAAAATCTTGCTCAATATCAAAAATTTCACGGGCAAACTTTGCCTCTGCATCACGCTGTTTCCTTACTGCAACCATGGGATCTGGCGCAAAAGGTTGGTTTGCTCCTGATGGATACTGCTCTGGATCTCCTCTCAAGAACCGAGCCCGTCGCCTCATGCGACCAGCAGAAATGTTTTTAGAAATAAACTCTTCAAGCTTTGCTCGCTTTTCAGCCGCTTTTATTGCAGAGTTGTCATTAGCCAAAAGCCGACGCTGCAGCCGATCCAGCTCCCTGTAATTTTGCGCTGTTTTGTCTAGTTCTTCGTTTATCTTTCGCTGTGCTCGTCGCTGATCAAACGACTTTAGATTATTAGAAAACCGTGTAAACGCTCTGTCAGCAGCCTCAAGACCGCTGACGATTTCCCTGATCTGTTCTCCCAGCTGTCTGGCGTTGCTTTGGCCCTGTACGCCAACCTTGATATTTACGCCGTAATCAGCCACAAGCCTGGACCGAGACCTATTGCTCCACTTTACCGCCTGCCAACACTTTGCGCCTTTCCACGCATCTTGGCCTGATCGTGCGCTTTCTCCTCTTGCTCAGCCTTTAATTCGTAGAAAGCAGCCCAACCAACCAGCTCTTCTTGCGTTAAATAACAGGAGAGCTGAGCCACGGTAGTGCCCAGCTCCTTTGCAAGAAAAAAGATAAAAAACCAGTCGCTACTAGCTTTTCAAGTCAGCTTTCGCTTCCTCCACCTTGTTCTCCGCTCCAGAGTTCAGCATTGCCAGCTGGATTTCTTGCAGGATCGAAGCGTCTACAGCATTTCGCAGCTGAGCCTTTTCACCGTCCTGGAACAGACGCTTGCCATCGGCATCCAGAGCTTTTTCGATCATCATGCCCAAAGCAAAATCGGCAGCATCGTCAGAACTGGATTTTTTCTGGATCGACTCGCGCTCGGCAATCGTCAAAGGATGCCAATAAATCTCAAGCACCACGTCGTCGCCATCCTTGACCTCATGCTTGTAAAGCTGGCTAACGCCAAACTTATTGCGAAGCAGCTCGGTGGCACGCATAAAACATTGTCGTTTCAACTAATATACTATACAACTGCCGTAAACTGGCAAGAAATAATTCCTAGGAAATGAGGACGATCCTCAAGCTCTACAGAACTAGGGCCGGTAACGTCCAAAACTCTTGGAGAAACACTAAATGTATCGGTGTAGTTAGTAGCGTTGACAGACGTTAAGCCGTCAATAACCGACTCGCTAATCGCCGCAAGCGTTGCCGTACCAGCAGACTTGGGCACATATACGTTGCACTGAACGACTCCGCTGTAGTAGTCCGCAGCAGCACCTTGATTTTGCAGAGTTGACTGATTGAACGTGATCTTCATTGACACGTACTTTTTGCCCTTACCTGGCGTCGTGAATCGAACGTTGTCATAGACCATCGATACGGTGTCATCTGCATCCGTCACCGCATCAGTTACGGCTTTTTCAAATGCAGCCCTTGCGTTTACTAAGCTCATTACTCAGATGCCTCCATAACTTTTGGACCGCCTTGATAGTCCGTTCTACCGCGCTCGTCAAATTTGACACCAGCGTAAATAGTGCCAAGGCGTGGCTTCTCTTGAAACGCATCATCAACAATCTTTTTCATTTCTCCCTGAATAAACGCAATACTGCGACCGTCTTCCATTGCGTACTGCCTGTAATACGCTTGGTTGCCAATGTAAACCGGTCCTTTCTTGAAGTTCACGCGAGGTATTTCAAATCTTCTTTTAATGTGATCCATCGTTCCCTGAGGCATCGGACCCCACTGAGTATCTTTGCCAGCGCTATTGGTAGTAACTTCTTTATACCTTTCGGCCCAAGGCGTCCTAGTTCGCCTTTGGCGGTCACTTTCCTGTCGAGACTCCCTGGCGATTGGAGTGCTCTGCCTTGCTTTCCAGCTGGACGCAAAATAACCGGTGTAGACAGGGCTGTTTTCTGGCGTAGACAGCCTTAAGACTGCAATTTGAACAACGTTGTTAAAGGCTTTATCAAAATATGCCTCGTAATCGTTTTCAAAATCATCTAAATCGTGGTTTACAAGCTTAGCCATCAGAACACCACCTCCAGAATAAACAGATACTCTTGATCGCCCTTGTAAGTGCGGATGTCTGTGATCTGAGCAACGCGATTGGACCCTGCATACTTCAGCGTTACCGTGTCTTCAAACGTTGGCTGGTTGTCCCCGATTAGATCAGGCGTTATATACAGCTTGGCTGTGCGCTTTTCAACCTCAAGCTCTTCTTCTGAACGCACAAACTCGACTGGAACGTCAAACGAATAGTCCGTGTCAGTCGTCGTTAGCGCTCCAGTGCTCGTGTTGTATGTCGGAGATGCCTTGCGGGTGTACGTGATCGTGTGATCAAACGACTTGCCCAGATCTGCAACGACCTGCTTAGCAACATTCTTGAAAAGCGTGTCGAGTTGACCTGCCATCTCAACCCCTCACAACGCGGATAGAATACGAGCCACTGCCGCCCAGACAATAAGCGCCGAGATAAGACT